CGACGTCTAGAACCAAATAATATATTTTAATCTCTTCAGTCTGCACTTAAATATTCCTACGATGAGAGTGTACACACAGTCAAACGTGAATCACACCATACCGGACGGGGACCTATGGTTGCCCTGTATCACCACTGAGGCAGTGGCGCATGTGGCTGCTGTGACTCAACCTTTGCTGATCACACACATTGCGGCCATACAACACTACCAACATGCCATCACAGAATTATTGAATCTGCCCATACAGTGTGTGGGACGTCACACAGCAGAGCGATTGAGACACATGGGCTTCTCACACATACGCTGCAGACTGCGAGCAGAAGATGTGCAGATTGATTCAGCCACCACGTGGCTGCGCGGCAACCAATTTGCCAGAAACTTTGCTGAGAATAATCTAGTGACTCAAATACAAACCTATCACAGTGTGTTGAATCATGCCAACATAGACAGATTGCTGAACATGCAGCCCGAGAGTGTGCATGTGTACAGTCATGCTGTGCTGCAGGCTCTGCAAGTGAGATCTTGGCCGCACACTGACCTCTACAGGGTGCGATCAGCACCCGCGCAAGAAAATCTGTGGCAGTCAGTCACAGAATTCGATCCTAACCTGCCGCATGACGCTGCACAGGCACTCAAACAACTCACCAACTAATCACAAAGGAGACAATCTCATGATAACCACCATATTGAACATTGCCACACTGCTGTTGATCATAGGCATGGCCTGGCACATTTGGCACGGTGACGAACAAGATCAGATGAAAAAACAACGTAGACCTCGCGATCCCAAACACAAGTAGTGGACGAACCAGTTCGTCCAAGTGATCGCTGCGCTCTCACTGTTTGAATCAATCAAGTTGCGAAGCAACTGCTCGCTCATACAGATAGCGGATCCATACTTCTCCCAGAACAGGGAGAAGTGGTGACGTCATACGAGATGAGCACGCCATCTTGAACAGCCATCACTACACGGGGCGGTAGCCCTATACCCCCTCAGGCTGACTTCATTGCTACGGAACACGGGATCAGCGGTTCAAGCCACTGATCTGTGTGGGTGTTGTGTCTTTTTCACAGAGCACCATCCTTTTTGCCTACAGTGCAACTCAGGATTCACTTTCCCTTGCGGGTGCATTTCCTGGATCTCACGATCACCAGTGTTGCTATGGTTTTGCCTTGAGCCTTTTTAATTCTTCTCGCAGCAGATTGCTGCCGCCTATTCTCACATTGATGATGCCATTGTAGTATTCATCTGATTCCAACACTCTGCGTTCAAACTGTTCCAAAGCCTCCAAATAGCCCATCACGCCTCGGCTGCGACAGATGTACAATATTTCTCGAGTGAATTGATCCATTCCCAAACGCTGCACATCCTGCAACAACTGTTCATTGCTGCCCCAGTAGTCTTTCCAGTCACTCTCCACCCGGCTTCTGCGTCGGTTCACTCGGCCTTTGAGTGGTGGTCGTGATTTTTTGAACTGGGCCAATTTCTTGCCCACGTACTTGCGACCTGTTTGAAGATTGGTGATGAGATACACAAATCCTTCAGTGCCCATCGGCAGAGAATCTATGGGTTGACCTTGATACATCCATGACATGCCATTACTTACATCAGTGAGATTTCATCCAGCAGAGTCTTGGATCTTTGTGATATTTTGGCAGTGATTGAAAAGTTTTGGTAACCAAAAGGCACACAAAATTTTTGCGCCGCAGTTTTGTACTTCGTACAAACTATAGTGTCTACCGCAGCGGCTGCGCCGTGCTACTGGCTGCGATTCTTCTCTTTGTGCTGTTTGTATTCACGCACAATTTCTGCTCGGCGTGTGCGACCCAGTTTGCGTATTTCACTCAACCATTTTCGGGCCTGTATTTTGCTCTGTCGGCTGGGTCTTTTGGCAAACTTTTCATTGTATTTGAAGTAGTTCATGTAGGCCTTGGTCAATAAATCATGTGTGTCGTCCATGTGTGCTCCTATATCTCGTGAAATTCAGTTGAATTGCTGTAGGAAGTGAATCCATTTTCTTTGATCACTTTGAGTGTGTTGTTGACCCTACCCATTAGTTCATCTCTGTGGCTGATCAGATATATGCTCTTGCCACGCTCTCTACTCATGCGTTTCAGTATGGCAATGGATGATTCCACACCCGCTGTGTCCAATCCAGAATCAATCAATTCATCTATGAACAACAGATTGATCTCTTGATACAAACTTTCCCACACATCTCTGAATGCAAAGCTCAATCCCAATATCAATCTATTGCGCTCACCTCTGCTGAGATTGTCAAAGTCAAGTTCTTGGCCCAACATGGTAATCTGCACACTCAAATCGTTTTTGAATGTCACTGTGTGCGGCAAGCCCAATGCTGTGAGATAGTGTGTGAGCCTGTTGTTTAAGAAAGCCAAATTCTGATCTATGATCTTCTTTCTGATAAAACTGTCCTTGTTGGTCAACAGTTTTAACAAAAATTCTTGATGATCTTTGAGCGTTTGCAAACGATTCACTTCACTCCAGTCCAGTTCTTGCAATGCTTCTGTGCTGAGTTCTGTGATTTGATCCACATAAGGATTTTGTTCTGCTTGTTTGTTTTTTAGTGTGGATTTATAAGTTTCCAGATGTTGTCTGTGCTCATATGCTTCTTTGACAGTGTCATAGTATGTGTCTGGACGTGTGTCTTGTGTGCCCATGAGTTTGATGGCTTCATCTATCACTGCTATTTCAGACTGTATGCTTTGATTGTAGTTGACTGCTTCACCATATTCTTCTTCCAACTTGCGTTGTATTTCACAAAATTTATCATTGTGTAATTCCTGACCACAGGCATAACAAGTGGCTTTGTCATACAGTTTATCCAGATCATTGCCCACTTTATTAACTGTTTTGTCTGCCTGCAGCAGCGTCATTTCCAAACTGCTCTTATCTTTTTGTAATTGTTTCAGTTCATTGCTGAATTTGGTCCATTCTTCCAACTGTTGATGTGTGGCCAACTCTTGATCAATGTCCACAGACTCCAGTTCCTTGATGGATTTATTCAGTTTTTCAATGTCCAAATTCTTTTGTGTGTTCCAAATTTTTTCTTTGTTGCTCAATGAGTTGATGGTTTCTTTGATCTTTTCATTGCTCATTTTGAGACCTTCCAAACGTGCATTTTCCATGGCCATGTCTTCTTTGCTGACTCTGATGCGATCTTTCAACAGTTCTGCTTTTTCGCTCAGCAGTGTGATGCCCAACAACTGTTCTATGATGTCTTTTTGATCATTGGCACTCATGCTCAAGAACGGTTCTGTGTATGTGTTCAATGCCAATATGTGTTTGAACATGGCATGTGATAATCCCAACATGTGATTGATAGCAGCCTGAGTCATTCTGCTGTCTCCTTGGCTCTCATCAGTGATCTCTTGTTCACTGTCATTGATAAAATATCTTAGAGTGTTGGGGCGTCTGCCTCTTTCAATGCGATATTTCACACCATCCTTTTCAAAAGTCAGTGTGACCAACATGTTTTTGTTGTTGGTCTTGTTGACCAAATTCTCTCTGCGTATTTTTGTTAATGCTTCACCAAACAGTCCATAACTCAGTGCATTGATCAGTGTGGTTTTACCAGTGCCGTTTCTGCTGCCTGCATCATCTCCACCTTGATCCAAGTTTTCACCCAACACCAATGTGAGTCTTTGTTTGTCCAGCATCACTCCTTGGGTCTGATTGCCCACACTCATGAAATTTTTAACTGTTAGACTCTTAATTTTTATCATTGTAGATCTCTGTAAATTTCCAGCAGTGTGTTTTTGTTGTAGCTGTCGGATTCTATGGCATTGATTTCTTTGCTGACAATTTCATCCACAGATTCAAAACGTGTGATATCCAGTGTGCTGGTCATTTCATCATCTTTTTTGCCAGGAATCAGCACAATTTCTCTGCAGTTGTAATCTTTTATAAAAGTTTCTTTGATAAAACTGGCTTCTTCATAGCTGATGTCTATGTCCAATGTGACTTGCAAGTGCATCTTGGGCAGTATGATATTCTTTGCATCATTTAATAATTGACTCAGATTGACTTTCAAATATCTTGGACAATTGTACCAATTGATGTATCTGGGAGTGCCACCATGTTCCATGATCATCATACCACGCTGATCATCATTCACATCTGCATAGTTGTGTGGCATAGGATTGCCAATGTAATGTATGTTTCTTGCTGTTTGTCTCTTGTGAAAATGTCCTGTGAACACATATTCTGGATGCACAAAATCCACTGCTTGTATCAATCCAGTGTCTGGCATTTCTATCATGGCGTTCATTAAAAAGTGTGGCAATTCAAAATGACCAAACATGTATCTGCTTTTGATTTTTTTGATCTGTTTGTATTCATCTCCCACCAACCAAGGCACCAAAGTCACATCATCTATGGTGGTGGTTTCTGTGATCACAGTGATTCCTGGAATGAATCTTGCAAACTCCACTGAGTGAATATCACGCTTGTCCTTGTAGTACAGATCGTGATTGCCAGGAAAGAAATAAAATTTTTCAAATGCTTTGCCCAGTTTTTCCAAACATTTGATGGAAACATCCATGGTCATCAAATTTAATGAATTTCTATTGTGATGCCAGTCACCACAGAATATGCCTGTTTCGCAATTGTTTTGTTTGGCTTGTTCTATGAACCAATCCACGAATTCTTCACAATCTTGATTGTGAATCATGCTGTTGCTCTTCAAGCCAAAATGTATGTCAGTAAAGACTGCTGCTTTTTTAAACATCAAATATAAATTTCCAAGACTTCATTGTAAACAAAAAATTGAATAAAGTCAATAAGTTAAATTTTCTTTTTGAATTCCCGGTCCACAGCATTTTGATATGCTTCTGCGTTTTGACGTGTGTGACTGGGCATCATGTCATTCATTTCCAGAATGTCATCTCTGATATTTTGATTTCTTTTTTCGATATTGATGATTCTCACAAATGAATTGGTCACGGCTGCTGTGTAGTAAGCAAATGGATTGTTAGACTTTGATTCATCAAATTGCAAACCAATCTGAGTCAACTGCAGTATGGCTTGTCCTTGCATCTCATCATTATAAGTGTAACCTCTCACATTGCCTCGGGTGGCATAGCGCTCACACAGTTTCATCCACATCATGGCCAGTTTGTTTGTGGGCTTGCCGCCCTCTTTAGTAAACTTGCCATTGTGCATGCCACCTTCCCAGTGACTTTTGCCCACACATGAAAGATGGTCTTTCTCGTCATACTTCCAATGTTGGAAAGCTGGAAAGTTCACTTTGATTTTGGAGTCTGCGGAACTCTTGGGATTTTTTTTACGACCTGGTTCATTGGGTATGTGATCATAGGTCATGACTCTAAACACCAAGTCTTCTTTTTTAATTTTTTTGTAATCCACTTCGCACTCAGACAATTTAACTTTGGGATTCACTGCTTTGCGTTTTTCAAACTCTTCCTGCGCTAATCGTTTGGCTCTGGCACGTTTGGCTTCTGCTATGGTTCTCACATTGATGCGTTCCAAGGATGACACAATGGCATCGTATCTGTGATGCTCGTCTTTGGTGTAGCTGCAATAGCTGTTCTTGGATTTGTGTATCTCTTCCAACAGATCTTTGTTGTTTAGATAGTTGATTTTTTTCATTGAATTCCTTTGTAATTAGCCTTCAGTATAAACTACGCAGTTAATTTTGTCAATAAATACTTGATATATTTGACATATGGCGGAATTCATAAAAAAAACACTGGGTGCAGCCACAGCAGCGGTAATAGGCGCTGGAGCAGCCAAAGTCATCAGCAGCCAATTCAACATGAGTGATGTGAGGGGTAAATTTCTGCCCAAAGATGGCATAGGTGCTACCAAAACTTTGACACAAGCCACAGCACTGACTAAACCAGGCGAAAAAGATTGGAGAGTCAAATTAAGCATTCCTACTTCATTCAAAGACAGTAGATTGATGCTGCCTGTGATGAAAACTGGAGGATTTACATTTCCTTTCACGCCAAGCATACTCATGTCGCACACAGCACAATACACTGATAATAATCCTGCACACACCAATTATACTTTTAGTTCATTCAATTACAGCACAGTGGATAATATTCAGATCAACGGTGATTTCTACGTGCAAAATTCAGTGGAAGCAGAATATTGGGTTTCCTGTGTTCACTATCTTAGAAGTGCCACCAAAATGCGTTATGGCGAAGGCAGTTCTGATGCAGGATCACCACCACCAGTGGTACTGTTGAATGGTTATGGAGATTTTGTTTTCAAAAATGTGCCGGTGATCATACAAAGTTTTAACATAGACTTGTCAGCGGAAGTAGACTACATTCAAACTGGATTATTTGCAGAGGCACAAGGAGATTTTGATGCTGGCACGTATCAAAGTTATGCTTGGGCTCCTTCACAAAGTTTGATCACTGTGCAGGTCAAACCTCAGTACAGCAGAACTGCTGTGTCTCAGTTCAATATGAATAATTTTGTCAATGGCAAATATGTGCAAGGCGAAGGAGGATTCATCTAATGGCTCAATATCAATCATACAGTCCTTTTGCCCGCACACAAACAGTGAATGATCAATATTTAGATTTGCTCAGTATCAGACCCATTCCAGCCACTGCAGATGATGTGTTGTACACTGTGGAACCACAATACACTCATAGACCAGATTTATTAGCATATGACTTGTACAACAACACAAAACTATGGTGGGTGTTTGCACAAAGAAATATGGATGTGATCAAAGATCCTGTGTATGATTTGGTGGCAGGCATAAAAATTTATCTTCCACAAGGACCCAAATTACGACAAGCCTTAGGAATCTAACCAATGGCTCCTAACACATCTACTGACATCAGAGTGAATATTACCACAGACTCTCAAAGAGATGCTGCGGCTCGCGATCCCAATTTTTATCAAAGAGACACTTTTGAGTCAGACACAGCCACAGTGGATGTGGGAGAATTGTTTCCCAACAAAGTGCCAAACCCTTTGCATCAATACAATTCATTCAACTGTATTTTTACTTTGGCATGTCTTACTTTGGAAGAGATTAATTTTCCTGCTAGACTGCGTCAAAAGCCACCAGAAGTGATCATACTGAGGAGCGGTGGGTCTGGGCAATCAAAATTTCTCACACCCTATGATCTGGATTTTAATGGTGGCAATTCCAACACAAGAACTGCACGCGAATATTTCATGGGCAATGTGAATGTTAACACAATAATAGGACCTAACCAAAAAGGGCAAAGCAATATTACAAAATTAGAATTTACTGTGTATGAACCCTACAGCATGGGCACGTTTGTGGAAACATTAAGACAGTCTGGACTAAAAGCAGGTTTTAAAAACTGGATACAAGCTCCTTGGTGTTTGATCATTGAATTTGTGGGACACACGTTGCAAAACAAAACCGAATCAGTCAAGGATGTTTTGGGCAACACTACCAAACGAATATTTCCTATTAAAATTTCAAATATAGATTTCACTGCTGATCAGGCCGGAGCACAGTATCAGATTCAGGCTGTACCCATCAGTGATCTTGCAATGCAGACAAGTAATCAAAGCATACCCAAAGACATCAGGATTGAAGGCTACACGGTGCAAGAAATGTTGCAAATAGCTCTACAGCATGAATTGAACAAAAATAGAAAAGCAAAAAATAAAGATAATAAAACTTTGGAAGAAATAAATGACATCATAATAAACTTTCCAATTCAAGAAGAACAAGAAAAACTCAGTCAAAGAACCGGATACCAAGAAGCGGAATCGGGAACCACATTCGATCCAGATGCTCAAAGAAGCGCTGTGATTGGCACCGGAGCACAAGTTATTAGCACGCCCAGTATCACCAGTTATGTGCAATTCAAAAACACTCTTAACAGCATTGGAAGTTCAAAAATAAACCTTACCAAACAACAGAATAAAAATGTAGGCAGCGAAGACGATCAAAAATTCTATGATAAATTCACAAAACTATCAAAATTTACAATCAAAGGCCAAGTTCCAAATCTCACTTTCAAACAGGGCACAAATGTGGAATCAATCATCACAAACGTGATATTGCTGAGTGATTATGGTGACCGTCTGTTTCAGCCCAGTGACGCAAATGGCTTCAAAACGTGGTTCAAAATAGTGCCTAGATGTTTTTACATAAATGACGAGAAAATTGTGGAACAAAACGGCACATATCCATTGCTGATGGTGTTTGATGTGATAGAACACAAAGTGCATGAATCACTGTTTGCAAAAATAAACAGAAAAACTCAAACAGACAATTTTAATAAATTTGTGATTAAAGAATATGATTATCTTTTTACTGGAAAAAATTTAGATGTGTTGAAGTTTGACATCAAAATTCAAGCCAGTTACCAGCAACTGTTACCGAGTGATAAAGCCAATTCCAAACAAGATCCCAATAAAAAAACAAAAAACGAAGGAAACGATACTGCAGACGTAGACAACAGCGCAGGTGAGACTGCAGCACAGAACGTGGGTACAGGCAAAATCACTGCTAATTTTTTTGCCAGTCCTCGCAGAAAAAATTATGAAGCATTGGGCGAACTAACCACAGAACAAAGACAGACTTTGGAATTTCACGACATGATTATGACTGGTAGCATCAGTTTGACCAATACCAATTTAGAACTGTTGGGGGATCCATATTTTTTAGCCGACAGTGGATTGGGTAACTATTACGCCAGTGTGGGCAAAGATCCACGCACAGGAGAAAAAAAATTTATAAACAATGATGGCAGTGCTGAACCCACTTTTGCCGGAATATATTGTGTGGTGAATTTCAAAACTCCCATAGATTATGTGTCCAGTGGCAACATGGTGTTCAAAGGCACAGCCAACTCTCTTAATAAAAATTTTGTTCAGTTGGATGAATTCAGCGGAGTGTACCGAGTAAATCAAGTGGACAATGCTTTCCAGAATGGAACCTTTGTGCAGACATTGCAACTGGTGAGAGTGCCAAATCAAGAAGTCACAGGCAAAGCCACCAGCACCACTGCTTTGGGCCAACCAATCTATGATGATGGGACAGGAGCATAATGTTTTCAATTGATCGCAGAAGCAACCCCAATCAGCAAGGCTCAATCAAAGACTCGGGCCCTTACGAAGCCAGAATCACCAGTCACCTGGATGGCAAATACATGGGCACACTGGAGGTGGAGTTGTTGAGATCTGTGGATCCTGGCATGGACTCATTGGAAGCCAATCAACGTGTGCAGGTGGAATATCTCAATCCTTTCTATGGTGTGACCAACTATGCCGGAGTGACCAAGAACAACGACTATGTCAGCAGTCAACAGAGTTACGGCATGTGGTTTATTCCGCCAGACATCGGCAACATAGTGCTGGTGATATTTGTGGAAGGCAACATCAACAAAGGCTATTGGATTGGTTGTGTGCAGGCAGAAAATCAAAATTTTATGATTCCTGATGGCCGACCTGCAACCACTTTCACTGACACCATAGGTAATATCACAAACATTGGTAAGAAATTGCCAGTGGGCGAATACAACAAAGAATTGTTGATCAACAGTTTAAATTTATTAGATGCTACAAAAAATTTAAAACCTATTAACACTGATTTTAAAAATGTTTTGCAAAATCAAGGACTATTAACAGATGAAATCAGAGGATTAACCACCACCAGTGCCAGACGTGAAGCGCCCAGCAGTGTGTTTGGAGTCAGCACTCCAGGTCCATTGGATAAACGCGGCAATGCTAGAGGCAAAGGTGGCAGATATCATTCCAGATTGGGTGGCAGCAGTATTGTGATGGATGATGGTGATGATAAATTTTTACGCAAAACATCAGCAGCCACTGGACCTTCAGAATATGTGAATAAAACCACAGACATAGTGACTCCAGCAGATGAAACCATACCTCACAATGAATTGGTGCGCATAAGAACACGCACAGGCCATCAAATATTGATGCACAATTCAGAAGATTTAATCTACATTGGCAATGCAGCAGGCACCACATGGATAGAGATGACAGCCAACGGCAAATTGGACATATTTGCACAGGACAGTGTGAGCATACACACTCAAACAGATTTTAATTTCAAAGCGGATCGAGATGTCAACATCGAAGCAGGTCGCAGTATCAACATGAAGGCCATGAGCAGCATCACGGAAGAAACATTGGGCAGTCATAGAATCACAGTGGGCAGCAATCAAACCATCACAGTGGCAGCCAATCAAACCATATCCGTGGGCAGCACCAATCACTATGCAGATGGCAACATCAATCTAGACACAGGTGGTGTGATCAATCTCAACAACAACAAAGCAGTGAAGACAGAGCCAACTCCGCTGAGCACACACACCAATCCTGGTGAAAGCAGCGGCAACATAATGAAACGTGTGCCTCAGCATGAACCATGGCCACACCATGAAAATTTAAACCCTGACAATGTGAAAACATCACGCACTGATCGTACCACCATTGAGCAGATACCCAACTCAACCTTGTCAGGCATACCTGACACATTTAAAAAATAAATAATTTTATGCCATATTTTACTATTCCAGCATCCATCACAGACAGCATAGAGGCAGCCACCACAGCAGCCACAGATCTGTTGAATGTGGGCAGTGATGCTTGCGATATTTGTGGCGCTCTTGGTGCCACAGTGGGTGGTGATGCCATTGCATTGGCCAAAGAAGCTGAAAAAAAAATTCAAGAAACTATTCCTAAGATTGCTGGCAATGTTGCAGCACTTAAAAGTTCATTGGAGGCAGATATTACGCCACTGTTGGATCAAGCTGAAAAAATGTTCGAGGGGTATTTTGCAGGAGGTGGATTTCAAGGCGTGCCAGCGTTGCCTGGTGTGCCATCCATACCTAGTTTACAAAACCTTCCAGGAGGATTTCCTGCAGTGCCAGGTTTGCCTGGCATAGATGGGTTGATTCCGTCTTTGCCAAGCCTACCACCTGCATTGGCTAATTTCCAATCCAGTCTCACTGCTTCAATGTCTAGTTTTGGTGCCACTGCTGCAGGCATCACATCGCAGATCACAGCAAAGGTAGGAGATCTTGAAGCGTCTGTGGAGGCATTGATACCTTCATTGAGCGCAGCAGTGCAAACTGTTTCTGCAGGCAGTTGCAAAGGCATACAAAATCAGTTGCAATCTCTAGGAGACAACTTAGTACCTGCATTTGATGCAATCAAAACACAAATTGAAACTCAAACCATTCCCAGTCTTGAACCACAAGTGATGGGCCTGTTGGATGCTGCTAAAAATATGGCTGAATCTGCAGCTACCCAATTCACTGCTAATCAAGGTGCAATTGAGTCAGCAGCTACCGAAATGAAAAACAACATGCTGTCTCAATTTTCTGGATTAGGAATCAACATATAATAATCTATGGCCAGAGGCATTGCACGCATTGGAGACAGAACAGAAGGCACCTGCTCTCACCCCAGTCATTTGGCTCCACTGGACACTGGAGGCACCATCATCACAGGATCCAGCAAAGTGGTGTGTGATGGCAACAGACTGGCAGCCACATTGGGTGATGAAATAGAAACTGATTGCGGGCACACAGCCTACATAATCACTGCCACAGCCAAGGTATTCATAGGACACAAGGCACAGATGGTGGCCAGACTGGGTGATCTGATAGATGATGGTGCACCCTACTCAGCAAAAATAATCACTGCTTCTAACAAAACCTTCCCGCAAGGTTAATAAATATTAATATGAGCACATAAAAACATTATTCTTAAATTAAAAAAATTTTTTTATACAATCAAAAATTTATGCCAAAAATATTAGTGTGCGGCGCAGGTGGGTTTATAGGAACTCATTTAGTTACCAGTCTAAAAAAACAAGGACACTATGTGGTTGGTGTGGATCTAAAATATCCCGAATACAGCAATACAGATGCTGACGAATTTCACATCCTAGATCTAAGAAATCAATTCGCAGTGGAGCAATTGATATCTTCTGATTTGCAAGAGGTTTACCAACTGGCAGCTGATATGGGTGGGGCTGGTTATATTTTCACTGGTAAAAATGACGCTGACATCATGTATAACTCTGCAACAATAAATCTTAACATCATTCGTGCAATGCACAAGAAAGACGTGAAAAGAATTTTTTATAGCTCCAGTGCGTGCATCTATCCTGCACACAATCAAAAAGATGCAGACAATATTTTATTAAGTGAAGACAGTGCATATCCTGCTGATCCAGACAGTGAATACGGTTGGGAAAAACTATTCAGCGAAAGACTTTTACTTTCATTTGCTAAAAATTACAACATTCACGTGAGAATAGCAAGGTTTCATAATATTTTTGGACCATTGGGGTCTTGGAACAATGGAAAAGAAAAAGCTCCAGCTGCTTTGTGTAGAAAAATAGCACTGTGTGAAGAAGATGGCACGATTGAGGTTTGGGGATCTGGACAGCAAACACGCAGTTTTCTCTATATCGATGAATGCATACAAGGCATCCACAAAATCATGCACAGTGATTGTGAATTTCCACTCAACCTTGGCAGTGAAAGAATGATCAGCATAAACAATCTAGCGCTCCTCATTGGCAACATAGTTGGCAAGAATGTCAATGTTAAAAACGTTCCAGGACCAACAGGAGTGATGGCCAGAACCAGCCATAATAAATTTATAGCACAACACACTGGTTGGAAGCCAAATGAAGATTTAGAGACTGGGCTTAAACACACTTACGATTGGATCAAAAAACAAATTGCATCAATAAACCATGTAAGAAAACACACATAAATATCTATATGAGCGCACAGGAAAAAAAATTATACAAAGACATAGTGATTAAATCTAAAAAAGCATTCACTCAAGCATCTGGACCCAGAGCTTACAGAGGCATCAGCACAGTGGATCCCAATGCCAACAGCTTCAATCTGTATGATATTGCATTGATAAGACAGGATCTGCTCAATCATTTTCACATACGTCAGGGTGAAAAATTAGAAAATCCTGAATTTGGCACCATTATTTGGGACAGTTTGTTTGAACCACTCACAGAAAGCATGAAACAACAGATCATTGACAATGTCACAGCAATTGTGAATTATGACCCTAGAGTGCAGGTGGAAGGAGTCACTGTGGACACCTATGAAAGCGGCATACAAATACAATGCGATCTCACCTATCTTACCTATAATATTTCCGAAAGTTTGCGTCTAAAATTTGATGAAAAGCTGGGGTTAATCAGTTAGAATTAACAGAGCATTTAATTAAACCTAATAAATAACTTCATACAACGGAGATATATGTCATCCACAGATAGATTGAATAGATTATTGCTGGCAGAAGACTGGAGAAAGGTCTATCAGAGCTTTAGAAACGCTGACTTTACCAGCTA